TTTTGGAAATAGTTTATCGAAGTTTTTCTTCGCTTCATCCGATGCTGATCCTGTTGTTGCTACTTTTCCGCCTGGAGATCTTACAATACTACCACCCTCAATAGGTTGTCCAGAGTCTTTCTCTACCTGTTTCCTAGCAGCATCATCTTTCGATGCTGTCTTTATTTGTTTCTTGACAACTTTATTAGCAGGATCGCTCGATGAGGTGACCTTTCTTGTCGTTGCAGAATCTGTACTCTGTTGTGGTGTCTTGGATGTGACCTGATTGGTTTGTTTCCTTACCTCTCGATACTTCTTATACTTATCTTCTGTTGACTGTCTTGCACTTTGTCTCCTCGCCTGACCTTCTTTATATCTTTTTTCTTGATTAGCCTCAGCATCACCTGTGATAGTCCTACCGCTTTTAGTTTTTACCTTATCATCACCAAGACCAAGCTTCTTTTTTGCATAACTTTTTGCAAAGTCACCAACTAAACCGCCAAGTCCAGTGCTACTAGTGACTTTCTTAGAATCACTTCCTGAGCCTGTAACTTTACTTTTTGGTAAATCTTCTCTTTTTTGTTGTTGCTTTTTCTTTTTGTAAGCAGCGATACCACCATCCAAAGTAGCTTTAACTCTACCAGTCATGGCTCTCATATTAGTTCCAAGACCAGTTCCTCTGGTTGCATCCTCTACATCTGGTCTGTATTTTCTGAAAGCATTTGCAGCTCCGCCTACTGCGGAAAGTTTTCTTTGTCCTGTTTTGGATTTTGCATAATCTGTTGCTCTTGCCTTATTCCTATCCATAGTTGCCTGTATTCCAGGCTTCTTGGATCCATCAGATCTTCTTCCAGGCCTCTGAGGAATACTAGGGGCTTGCATACCTTTACCTCCCACAGGAGATCTAGCACCTGTAGTAGTAGATCTAGCAGATGAAGTTGTGGGTGCTTTGAATCTTTGCGAAACATCCACACCAACAATCTCGGATATCAGAGATTCATCGTATTCAAATTGTTCAAAGCTCTTCATGTTTATCCTACTTTTGGATGGACTTGTGTGCCTTAAGAATGGAACTTGCGTGTTTTTCGATTACCTCTTCTGAGATAGTTTCTTCTACTTCTTCCTCTGGTTTTGAGAATACAACTGGACTCTTAACATTGAAACTCTCGTTCTTAGGACGGCAATCATTTACCAGTTTACCACCTTTCATTTTCATACCCACCTTCTTATGGGTGTCCCAACAATCCTTTGCTTTACCCTCTTCAATCTCAGTTTCTACCTCTTCTTTCTTCATTGCCTTTCCGATTGCCTCACGACGTTTCTTAAGGTATGAATCAGAATCATCTACATCACCATCATTATCAACGTCTGCATCTTCCTTTCCGACTGGATCTAATTTCTTACCCTTCTTCTTTTTCTTTCCTTCCTCTAAAGGAGATACTTGATATCTAGTGCCAGACATCTCTCCAAGAGTAGTAAGGTTTGCTGCAACCTGATCCCAGAGTCTATCTACCAATTTCTCATCTGGATTACCTAGTGGTTCTGGAGTAACAACATCAGTAATTTCATGAGTTAAATTACCATCTGCATCATGCAATTCAACAGATTCAGAGTTGTTTAATTGACCTTTCCCTCTGAGCTTATCAGCAACATTACCAACTGTACTAGCAACATTGGCAACCTTTCCTACAGTACTGGCAACCTTTCCTACCTTACCAGCCACAGCAAGTCCCTTGGCCACCAAAGGTGCAACAGCTAGAGGTGCGATCTCATCTATTTGTTCTTTATCATCATGCTCGATGACTTTACCATCAGCATCTTTTTGATGATGTTCATACATTGACTTATAAGCGTCAACCAGTTTTGAGTCGTCAGTCATGGTGGTAAATTAATTAGATAGTCCTTGTCTATCCTTATTTATCCCTTTCCAACCTTATAAGGTATAGATGTATCATTATACTTTGTGCCAGGTCCACTAGCAGGGTCATTGGGATTCTTGACCTTCTTGCCATCATAGTAAGACCCAGTGGTGATTGGTTTTATAATTGGATCATTATTCCACTTCTTATCACCTTGGCCTGGTGTCATTCTCTGCATGTATTGTCTATACTCATCCGTGCCTACATCATATGCCTCTGTCAAATCTTTCAACCATGATTTGTACATGGTAGACTCTGGAGTTTGTACGATAACATGATTCGCACCTCTCCTAGTAATTCTACCCCTCACTCCAGTGTTTATATTCTCTACTAATGATCCTACTTTGAAACATTGTTCTTTGAGATATGCAACTCTTAGTCCAAAAGGATCTAGTTTAGGTGCATACTGCCATGTCTCAGAGGATAATGATCCTCTAAGTTGTTCATCAGTGGCTCCCATAGATTTTTGAATAAGGTTGAAGAGATTCTTCTTCTCCATATTACCTAAGTTAGGGATACCCTTTGCAAACCCTTTGAAGTCATCCTTTGCTACTGCATCTCTCATCTTAGATGCAGACATACCCTCAATACCTTCGGAGTCTGGGTCTCTTGCACCAGCAGATATGACTTGAAGATCCTCAAAATCATACAAATCACCATTATATTTTTGTGCAAGACTCTGGAATTCAGATAGTCTATCCTGTCCTACAACTATTGTTATTGCTTTGTATCCTAGATTGAAGGCGCCTGTAAGAACATCAAATATAGTTCTTGCATTAGGATCATCTTTGATATCCTCTTCATAATCTGGGAACATCTTCCTCATATATTCTATCTTCGCACCAGGCTGTAGAGGATTCTTCTTAGAATCTACACTACGACTTGGATATACCTTCAAGTCATATCCTAATCTACCAGCTTCTGAAGCTGCTTTGTCTAATAATTTTTGATGACCTACGGTTGGTGGGTTGAATCTACCAAATACAACTACTGCACCTTCACTAGTAGGTGCTCCCATTACCTCTGCTGTCTGTTGATCAGATTCACCAGGCTCAGGTGATTTAGTTGCGGTAGCAGAAGGATCCTCCTTTGGTTTTGGTTTTGGAGCGGGTGCAACTGCAGCAGGTGCTTTCTTCTGAGCAGTGGGTTTTTCTGGTGTGGCCACCTTAGTAGATTTTGGATCGTCGGTCTCGGCCGCACCTCTTCCTCCTGTGTATTTAAGTTTACCGTTTACTGTCTTTGCTACAAAATTTCCTTTGGCATCATACCATCCTCCATGACCGTCGCCCTTTAATCCCTTGAGTTTAGCCTCAGTGGATGCAGCAGTCTTTACAGCTTCTGTTAAAAATTGACCGAAGGATTTCACAAAATTCAATAGACGAGTACAGTTTTATTTATTCCATTAAGAAATTTTGTTAAATTTGACAGCAAGGTTCTGGAATTGTCCCATCTTGTGCATTGCACCTACCTTGTTAGTCCTAGTGGTGAAAGCCATTGACATGACTGAACCATCACTCAATACAATATTGAAATCTTGTTTACCACTACCCGCTTGTGCCCTTACACTTGTCACCGCAGATAAGGCAGCAGATAATTTTTCATTAGTATTATCTAAACTCGCATCAGTTTCTGTAGCCTTTACTGTTATTGCTGGAGTTTTAAACCCTGAGTATGCAATCTTTTGAGTAATATATTTTTTTGCCATAGTAAAATTACTATTGAAAAGATTGATTATCTCTTGTCGTACAATACTTAAATTAGAATCATATAGTCTATTGTACTCAGCCTCATTCTCCTGTTCAAATTGAAAAGTCTTTAGTGCCAATTTTGATGTTCCCCAGAAAGCATAGTCAGACTTATCAATACCCTCTATAGATTCATAGTTTGGCCATAGTTTATCTTTGATTGCATTGTAAGCAGTCTGTTCACCAAAGAAATCAAATATTGGTTTTACATATGTGTTCAACTTAGGTTCGGCAGATTTTGCGGTTCCAGCCTTCAAACTGATACCCAACATACCACCATTTCTATACTGAACAAAAATATCGCCTGGATGACTTCCCTCTACACCACTTGGTTTTGCTCTGTATCCCCAGTAACATTGTGCAATGGGATGTTTTGCACTATGAGATCTCAACCATTTTGTTATATTCTTTGCGTTTGTTACTTTTGTTTGAAATGATCCGTTCTCTGCCTGATCTATAAACTTCTTTCCAGCAGCTGCATCCTGTGATGTCAGGTAGTATGCAGCACTAGGATTGTTTGCTTTTCTAATTGCTTGATAAAAATCCTTTACTGATAGATTGGGACTGATATTATTCATGAAAGCAATACATGGAAACAGTTCCGTCATGGAAGAGTTCAACGTTGTCATTGACATACCACCCTTTCTGGGCTTGTATATAAACGTCAAAATAGTTCCGTCACTCATCCTTACACAGGATACAGGAACGGAACTAATAGATTTCTGTTCGTTATAAACTCTGCCTAGTCTTGATAGAAGTCCTTCTACATCTGATTTAGTTTTATCTCTGTCATCGGATTTCACAACATAAGTGACTTGTTTAGAAGTTGCACCTTTTACTTCAACATCCCTATCAGGAATATTAATCTCTTGTAAGATCTGATTTAGTTGTAATACTTCTTCAGCAGTTCTAGCCATGAGTTTTTGATACTATTTAGAGGTCTCCCTCCTGTCTATTCTCAGAATAGAATACATCAAAACTACCGCCTGGGTATCTCTTTTCCAGTTTCTTAACATTGGTTGCAATTACATCATCAAATGAAATGTCCAAAGCCATACAAGCGTTTGCAACATACCACATGATATCACCTAGTTCTGTTACAAGATGATGTTTGTTTGCACCATTCCAAGGCTTTCCTTGAAACACCATCTTCTTTACAATCTCAGTGAACTCACCCGCTTCAGCAGACATACCTACTGCAGCAGTCAAAAGTCTTTCAATGTTCGCACCCTGTCCATCCAACTCAACCATACGGTCAGCGAGATTAACAAAGTCTTTGGAAGCGTCAGAGGTTACGGCATCTACGAATGTCTCGTACCTTTTAAAATCAATAGTCATTAGAATTTCAACGTTGCGAACTTGTCTTTAATCTTTTTAGATTCATCATTATTATACTCCTCATCCTGTCCACTGTCAACTATATCATCCTGAGCACTCTGGTCACAATCAAATAGTTTCATTTTTGAACGATCAATACCAATAACAAATCTCTTATTCATATTGATATCATTGTATCTATTCTTCAACTGTTTGACCATGATTTGATTTACTTCCTCTAATTCCTCCGTAGAAATAAGAGCAAACATAAGGTCGGCAGTAGCGGGAAGACCGAATGACTCAGAGGTATCTGTAAGATCAACGTCACTGTTACTATACCCACTACGAGTGGTTTGAGTTGCGGATACGATGGGAACATCTGTTTCGACTGCAAGGCCTCTAAGTTCTTCAGCGATTGCTTTGATGTAGGAGTATGAGTTGACATTAGAACCAGCCCTATAACGTGATGATGCACATATATTTAAGTAATCAATGAAGATAATGTCAGGTTTGAAAGACTTTTTAAGTGCAAGTTCATTCAACAAACCTTTGAAATGTCCTGAGTGTGCAGCAGCGGTAGGATACTCTTTGATGATAAGATTACCTTGAGTCTTTTCTGACAATTTAGTAACCTTAGTTTCAAACATCTGACGAGGAATCTCTGTCAACTGTTGTACAGGTATGTTTAAAAGATTAGCATCAATTCTTTCAGCAATCTTCTCCTCAGCCATCTCAAGCGTGATGTATAATACGTTCTTGCCTTGGAGTAACACACTGCTTGCGACATGACACATAAACAAAGACTTACCAACACCAGTGCCAGCGAGAGCAATATTG